TCCATATAATCTCTGCGTGTTCGATTTTTCTTTGCTTTCTCTTATCTTGTGTTTTAGACATGAATGACCTCTGGTATCGAGTCATTAAACTCTGTTAATGGGATTCTCCATGAACCCTCTGGTGTGTATTTCCATTCGTCTCGCTGTACATCTTCCATTCTTATCCATCCATAAATCTCAACTTCAGAATAGTAATCTCTGTCAAGCACTCTTGCACCAACAAGAAGGTTTCCAGGCTTTATATCTTTTGGAAACACAGGAATCTCATCACGTGTTCGTATACTTTTAACTTCAATATTTGAACCGACGTCAGGAATGTGTTGACGATATATGTGTTCTTCATTTGGATAGAACGGAAATGTCAATGGCATTTTATAGAGTTTTGCAACTGCATACTCTGCAACGATAGTGCGAACATTTGCTGCAATCTCTGGTTCTAATTTGCTTTTGTTATCTCCTGCATAGTTAGGGCGGTCAATTGAACCCCACTTCATCATCCATCGGTTTAATGCGATGTCTGCACAGGCTCTTACTTCTTCTTTACTTAGGCTAACAATCATGACGTGAGCCTACCAGATGTTGGTGGGCAGTTTTTGCGTGCTCGTACCCAGGAGCCTCTTATGAAGTTGTACCAGTATGTTATTGGATGTCTATGGTGCGTGGCTTCTTATGCTCAGGTATTTCTCGCTCTAGACGAATGGTCAAAATACCATCCTTCATGTGAGCAGAGATAACTTTTACATCATCGGCTAATGCAAACTTTTGCTCAAAATTACGAGCGGCTATGCCTTTATGGACATAATCTGCTGCATCGTCGTCTTTTTTACCTGTAACGGTAAGGCTGTTGTCTTGAAATGTGATTTCAATGTCAGATTTAGTAAACCCAGCGGCCGCTATTTCGATGAGGTAAGTCTCCTCATCATCGACCTGGACGATGTTATATGGAGGATAAGTTGACTTATTCTCTTTTCGTAGTTGTTCAAGAAGTTCAAAATGTCGTTCAAAACCGACAGTCCACGAACTTAAGAAGGGGGTTAGAAGTTGAAAGGGGTCCGTAGGCCTCTCAACTTTAGTAGACTCATAATGAGGGTATTTAGCAAACTGTTTGCCTTTTTGCATAGGGTACATAATCTCTCCTTAGACGAGATGGGTGAATGGCTCCCAAACGGCAAGCCATAGATGTAACTCTACAGGAGTGTGATTTATTTCACAAAACTTACTTTTTGTGTTGAAGTTCCTTTTGAAAAGGTCCAGATGTGTTTACATCTATTTTTTCAGCAACAGTCATTGCTTTTTCTGGCTTCACGCCCGCGTACAGGGCTCCAAGAGCATATGGGGAGCCAGACCCAACACCATAAAACCCTACATCGGACATACACACTGATAAATCATCAGCAATATCAAATATCTGACCGTTGACAGCAATTAGCAAGTTAAACCGCATTTCACTTGCTTTTCCTTCAGATTTTCCTTCGTTAAAATCATAGCCATTGTTTTCTAAGCAGAGGCGTAGTGATGGCATCAATTTAGCGATAACAAAGTGATACGTGTCTTTTCTGTCTTTAGCAGCCATTGCAGGTGGAACCCATAGGTGTTGCGCAATATCGCAAGGTGCAACCTCTCCAGAACCAGCAACTAAGTACTCTCCTACAAGACTGATTTTTTTCATGGCTGGATGATTACTGCGACGTCCACCATCAAGTGTTACTTGATTGTCTGCCATAAGCAGGCAGTGGTCTTCATACTGGACACCAATAATCGTAGTCATGGTTTTCGACCTCTTTCCTGACTTAAGGATACCAGGGGTCTATAAAAGGCAATAAGCCTAAACTAAGTCCTATATGTCCGTTTTGTCCAGTTTGTCTAATTATATGACTTCTTATGCCAGAAGGTGTCGCGGTACCACCCGCTTACGCGACTAAGAGACCGTCTACCGTTGTCCAATGCTTCCTTAGTAAGTCCTTTTGAGTGCTCAAGAACCCAAGACTCTCTCTTAAATGGGATTACCTGTGCCATAGGAGTTCCTTGAGGAATTATGCCTGAAAACCCCTTTTGTAAAAAGAAGGGGATGCTTCCACGGTTTAATGCAAATTGTAAATCTACAACACCCGTCAGCGTATAGAAGGGTAAATCTAGCCTGTTAAACGGATGAGTAAATAGGAGACTGTAACCTTTTGGAAGTTGCAATGTTATTGGAGTGACCCAAGCAAATGCTGTCTTTTCAAACGAATCTGGGATTGGAATTCCTTGACTAATTTCGGGAGTTCGTTTATGGACCATAGGAGTTTCAGTATCTTTCCAAACAATTGTTGAAGGAAAGCCCTCACCATTATTTTCCACAAAAATGTCCATAGGTAAAGTCAAGTAATAACCGACGGTAAGTGCGTCAAAAAATGGCATGCATATTTTAAAGGTCTTTCTAAACTCACTTGTTATCTGCCTATTCACCCATGGTGATTCGTCCTTATACCATTTAGGCACGAGTGTTTTTGCTGGTACAACGCTTTGAGGTATGTGAGACTCAAAATTATCAAACAAAATCTTTTTTGCATTTTTCATGCGTAGTTATTCCGTTTCTGTGGAAATAAAGTTTGCTTTAAACACCTGCCAAAATGAAGCGAAGTCTTTGTGAAGAAGTAGTAGAGATACCTTTTCAAAAGGAACCCACATTGCTTCTTCTACTTCGTCGGTGTCTATTGTTGGAACTAACTCTTCATCTGTTGTTGCTAAGAAGGTGTGAAACTGCCAATTTCCATGGTCGCTGACAACTGAATCATAGACAATTATTTTTCCAGGATTTAATCCGAGTTCTTCTTGAGTCTCTCGATATGCAGCCATCGAGTAGTCTTCGTCATAACGACGAGCACCACCAGGAATACCCCAAGTGTTGGGTTGTTGACTTACGTTCTTAGAACGTAGTTCCAACAAAACTTTATTGTTGTGGACGATAAGAATGCCTGCTGCACCATACTTGCCCCAATGCTTAGCGCCACATTCACACGGTAGTAATGCTTCTTCATCATTCATATTGCCACCCTATCACAAAAATTAACGGTTCTTGTGTTTCTTCTTTCTTGTATACACCTTTTTAGAGGGAACAGGAACCGCAGCGTTCGACCGTCTTAATTCCTGAACTTTCTTGACCCTGGCAGGATTAGGACTCTTCCTCATCGCTTTTTAGGGGTGAAGTGCTCGTGCTCGTGGTCTACTTCAAACTTACCATCCTCGTGCATCTGCATGTGTATCTTATGATGGTGGCTATAGTCATGTGAAAGGATGCCGTCACCACCAAATGACTTTGCATTAGAAGGTCCTCTACCCTTCGTGTGCCACTTAAGAATGTGCCAGCCAATAGAGTGGCCTTGTTGGTCTGGTACCCAACGCTTCTTGTTAGGCACATCATCAAATTGACTACTTAAGTTATCAGACATGGCTACTTCTTCTCACAGATACATTTGCAGGTGTCTATAGTACAGCACCCATACAACATCTCGTGAAAGCAAAGACGGCACTCTTCTTTAGAAACGCTCACTTATGCTCTCCCAGTACCATGAAACCGTGAGGAGATGAGAAGAACCGCTCGTGCTCTACATTTCCTGATTCTATTTTTACATTGTCACTAACTGGTGTAACTCTATAGACCTTTACTGGTCTCTTCTCCGCCCCTATAGGCAGTTTTGTTTCGCCAAAGAAACGTGCTTGACCAGGGTCACTGGTAGCCCACGCACGTGCGACAGGTCCTTCGCCTTCAGTTACTGCAGGCAAGATGAACCCGCCACTTACATCTGCACGAGTTCCGTGGTACATAGGACCAAACTGTTGCTCAGAGAGATTACGACGAGTCATATGCTCCACCATCCATTAGGAGAGCCGTTTGGATTATCAATCTTATGTTGCTCATGAGCATCGTTAACTGTGCGCCAATTAATCTCATGAGTAGGTTTGCCACATAATGGGCATGGGTCAACGCCAGTTAACTTATAGACGTGCTCGCATGTGTTCATTAGATACCTCTAAAGTAAGCGCTGTTTGTAATTGGGTCTCTACCTGCTCGTGCCTCAATATACGGGTTTAATACTGATGCCACATGTTTTTTTACAATAAAACCTATATTACTAGAACGTGCTCCAGGAAAGTCTTTACTTGATGCATCAGAGTGTAAGTTAGGGGCAAGTGGTTCTACTTCGTAAATATTACCGTGGTGTGGATGCTTACCCACAGAGTCAAAACCTAATCCGCTGCTAATGCGGTCTTGAGTGTGTTTCTCTGCATCTGCCAAACTAGGCGTTGCCCAGGCAGCGGCACCGCTATGGCGAGGCTTTACAAGGTCACCTGGTTTTAGTGTTTCGATAGTGCCGTGAAATAACTGACCTGATAGTGGAGCGCTCATCCGACATCGTTCCTTGGTACAGAGAAGTCGTGAAGTCCTATGACTTTAAAACCCTTTTGACTTCTATAAGTTTGTTTTGTTATGGTGTCTTTGTTGGTCAAGGTCTTATCGTTTTCTAATGGGGCTACTTTGTAAACCATGCCAAAGAGATGACCCTTACGTGATAACCGCTGGTCACTTGAGGCATAGATATGTGCCGATAATTCGTGCGTAGTCGCGTAAGCGCCAGGACCCATTGCTGCATCAGACGGTTTTACTATATCTCCAACTTTTAAAGTCTCTGTAGTTCCGTGAAATAGTTGTTTAGATAAAGGTGCACTCATGCCTTCTTCTCCCTAGGTGGGTTAAAGGTGCGCTTGCGAGACTTAACTGCCTCTCCTGATTTGCGTAGGTTGGTCACTCCAGTAATTTTAACAGGAGCGCCTTCTTTTACCATGACTTCTTTTTCTTCATGAGGGTCTTGGCTACTAAAGTTTGCAAAACCACCTTGTCGCATTTTTTCCGTGTTTGTCTCTACAGAAGACATAGGAACTTGGGCATGCACTACGTGTGCGTAGTCAGTACGCCAGTGTGGTGTGAGAGCACGGCTGTTAGGGCTATTGGCAAACTCTTTAGCCACCTGTGAGTCTGCACTCCAGTGAGTACCTAGGTTGTTCATGTCCAACTTGTATTGTGACGACTTGCCACCTTTAGGATAATGAGGGTACGAGGTGTTGATGCCACGATGTGCTTCAAAGAATAACTCGTTAGATAGAACGCTCACCAGTCCCAGCCCTTTTCATGTGGTTCCTTGTGCTCGACAGGAATTAACATATTGGGATTAACATCCATAGCAGATGCGATGCGATGATGTCCTTCTCCTAGCATCGGCCCTTTTTCACCGTGAATAATCTCGACAGGATTTTGTACACCAATCTTTTTAATAGATTCGTACATACCTTTTGAATCTTCCCACTTGTCCTCTTTGGCCGACTTGAGTTTGCGTGCGAGCACCTCTTCATTGGGCTCGCCCCTGTGCGCATCCGTCATAGGCATCTTCGCTATCTCACGCGCAGGCAAAAACATAGCCAACTGATTACTTGACACGCTGCGGCTCATTTTTTTCTCTCCAGAAACGACTAGTGGTGGAAGTGCTCTCCATTGAGAGTGGTGTGTGGATAATCTTCGTGAAATTTGCGATGGTCATGTTCATGTGCTGCAATTAACTCACGATGAGTCATGCGGTCTGCTTCACCTTCAGCATTCTCGTCCTTCGGACGCACACCAGGGATATGGTCGTCATAGCCATCGTGGTGTGAACGCCACTCTGCATAGTCGATACCGTGGCCGTTGTAGGACTTCATGTGGTCGAGCAGGTCAGCGTGGTCATGAATTTGTACAGTACGAGTGCGTTCGATGTTTGCACCCATGGCAGATAACTTTCCTGCCTCGGCCATCGCCTTGTAGGCATTGACAGAGTGTTCATCTAAGTGAATGTGGTCTTGTGGTTCATTGCACCATTCGCTACCGCAATGTTGATTTGCCATTGATTCTCTCCCTACGCCTTTGTGCTACTTGCAGTATTGGATGCTTTACTGGGCGGCATCATCTGCATAGCCACATTGACGTATTGGTCTTTGGGCATTACGAATTGATTTGCAGACAGGCTACTCATAGCACTAATTATGCGGCTAAGAGTTAGTTCTTACGTCCCCAACTAATAAGGTTCCACACGCGCTCGTGCCAATAATAAATGAAGACCTTGATTACTGTTTCCCAGAAAGCGATAATCGCCGCCAGGGTACCTTTTCCAGTAATGGCAAAGACGACAGCCCAAGAACTAAGTGTTCCCCAGATGCGGTACGAAAGAGCCTTAACAAAAGAGCGAGAACGAGTGACCTTCATGCAGGCCACTCCATCTTGTCATTAGTAATTAGCCTATAGACCCATCTCGCGACGCTTTTGAGTAGCCGATATAGCCTCAATACTATCTTCAAGTTTTACCTGCTCAATCTTGTATCCGACATCGCGACCATACACGATGTTAGTAATGTTAGGCATGCGCAACACCATTGCACCCCTCATTGCTGGGTCTTCCTCAATAAAGGACTTGACTTGAGAGAACGTGAGTGGGTCCTTCTCACTTGTTCCTTGAGTATTTCGAACACCTAGTACAACCTGCGGAGTTCTTTTTTCTGCTTCGTTATAGAGAGCGTGATGACCTTCATGCCATGGCTGATAGCGTCCAAGCATAAGAGTCGTTGGCTTCTTCCAATCATGTAACCCAAAGACTCTGATGACATCTTCTACCTCTTGCTCAACTGTACGCCCATCAAGAATTACTAAATCAACATTGGTTGGGTTTTCCCATATCTTGTTGGTGTCTTCGTAACGGCCAGCCTCAATACGATTAACCCAGATAAGGATGTCGGGCTTTCCAAATGCTTCACGAGTCTCATGAGTAGGACATATGAAATCTACAATAACTGTACGCCCCTGAGCATGTAGCAATCGTGCAAGGGCGCCTAACCTTCTTGATTGCTCAATGCGGTCTTCAGGAGTAAATCCTAGGTCTTTGTTTAAATCGGCACGGACTTCATCTGCATTCAAGTGGATGGCATCAATGTGCTCCATCAATGTCTTTGCAAGAACTGTCTTACCTGAACCTGGAAGTCCAATAATCTGAATAATCATGGGCTACTGCCTTATCTCTCAAGTGAAAAATCTTATTGGTTAGGGGAGGTAAAGAAGTCTCGGTTGAGTTCGATAAAGACCTTCTTATCTTCTGGAACATCGTCAACGTAGTAGATGGCGTTTGTTGGGCACACAGGCTCGCACGCACCGCAGTCGACACAGTCGTTGGGATTTATAAATAACTGATTGTCTCCTTCATAGATGCAGTCTACTGGACACTCTTCGATGCAAGACTTGTCTTTTACATCAATACATGCATCTGTAATAACGTATGTCACGAGTTCTCCGTCCATTGAGTTGGCTCATAGTTAAAGCGGGTGGTGTACTTCTCGTCAATAGACTTGAAGTACTCCAAATCCTTGAGTGTGAGTTCCCTCTTCCAACGTCCACTTCCATCAAATATAGGCTGTTGTACCTGCCACGCTCGCATCTGGAAGAAGGCCTTCATGTCTGTAGGCTCTATGTACTCTGGATTTTTATGTTCCCACCATTGTTGACGATTCTCATAGTAGCGAGTCATCTGCTCGTCATACTCGAGCCCTAGGTGTTCGCACATCTTTTTGCAATGGCCTTCTAAATCTTTAATTAACTCTTCATATTTAATAAGTAGCACATCTTCTCGGTCTGCTACCTCTATGGTTTTGGTTAAATACTCTAGAACTGTCTTGTCTCTTTCTGGAAATGGCGCAGCATGGGTGTTTTTAACAGAGGCTACGACATCGCGGTAATCTCTAACCGTCATAATAAACTTGACATCAGGATATAAGGACTCGATGGTGTCCATAGCAAATAAATGAGATGGGGTCTTCTCTATAACTCCGATGGTCCCGTACTTCTTAGGGTCTAAGATTGAAGGCACAACATTTGCGCGATTATTTAAAAACATCCAAGTTTCTTTTGGAATCAGATGCAGGTCTTTGTGCGCTCCAAGAATGGTGGCTACAAGGGTTGTAGAAGAGTGCATAGAACCGACTACCGATACAAGCATTTGTCTTTAATCTCCTTATTTCATACAAATATTGGGCACCCTATCATAAGGCGCGTCTTGAAACGTTGATTACCCACCCGTCTTGTAGAAGCCCTTACCTTTGAATATGACGCCATTGGGCGTGTAGATGCGCTTCATATCGTGATTACAGCAGGCGGGCATCTTTTTCATCTCGTCAAATGAGCGATGTATCTCTTGAACTGTGTTACAAATTGAACAGAGGAAGTCATAGGTCGGCATCGTCAAAGACCAATTCTTCATGTGGTACATAGACAATCATGGGAAGGCGTGGGTCGCCCAGCACTGGTGCCCATTCTTGTGTCGGATAATCCATCTCTTGATTCATTTCTTTCAGTAACTGCTTCCAGGTATAGCGCCAAGAGCCATCTCCACAAGCAGATGTCCAACCAACTGGGTTACGTTGCCATGCATTGCCACGTACATCGATGACCACCGAGCCCATAGGTGGCTCTTTCATGCTCATCTGCTCTTCCTTATCTTTGGAAAGGTGACTACTACCCAGTAGTGCCAGAAGTGTCCTGACCAGGATGGTGCAGGTGAGTTATCTTTAAACACCATCCGCTTAAACCACCTGTACTGGGGCTCTCTATCTGCACCTGCTAATCGCATATCAACTGCTCTAATCATGTGACCCTCCTAGTCATTACTGAGAAAGGGACGTATCTTCCACAATCTCAGGCGAAAGAATACATGACCCCACACCACAAACTCCAATTCTAGGTACCCAGGAGCCGTTTTAAGGCCATTTGGGTAGCAGTAGAGCCTTCTGATGCCACTTCTGCGTTCGTACTTGCGTACGATGGCCTCTAGCCGCTTATCTTCGTCGTCCATTTTGCTCTAATCCTCCTCTAGATGGTCATTTTCGCACATTCTGGCCAATTCAGGCACAGCGTAGACCTTGCCACACAACTGGCAGGTCCACTGAGCGAGCCTATCCTTCATCAGGAGCAGTCTACGGCTACTGCCTAACCTCCAACCCCTCAACCATGTCTCCAACCTGGGGGTTCCCTTGGGGAGTTTGACTTAATGGTGGGGGGTGTTATGTCAGTTGTATGTGTTGTTACTTCACCACCTGACTACTAATCAGGTGGTTGTTGTTCAACTCATGCTTTGTTATCAGGTGTGAATAATTATTTGGTGACAACATTGGTGACAATAACTTCGGCTACTGTGCAGATTGCAACATGGTCTGTGCGAATACCACCAAGCCAACAGACCACCTCACCAGTTGTTATCACATACTTTGTTACTCGCTTCGCGTTGCTATGTGTTGTTATGTAGTTAGTTATTAGTTGTTACAACTAACGATTCGTTATGTGTAGATAGTTACTATGACTAACTGGGTTATTCCCTAGTAATTAAGTGACTCACTCAGTCATTCCCTAGTAAGCCCAGTAACTTCAGCACTAGACATCTTGGTAAGTTACTTCGTGACTGGTCTGGTGATGTAGCCAGTTAGTGATGAAGTAACTTTAGTTTCGCCATTCCTACTTACTTGTTTTATCCACAGGTGTAACTCTTCATACGCACGACAGCAGAACACCTAGTTACTTATCTCTATTCCTAAAGTGTTTATTTGTATTAGGTGTATCTCTATCTATTCTTTATGTATCTATTGCAATCTTTGTATTAGTCATTACTGAAAAGAAAAACCTCTTGGCGCGAATAGTTATGTGGGGGCGCACGCTCAAACACGAACTAACCAACTTTCATAACGGGGATACAGGTGGGTTACTTGTAGGCACACAGGGCGCACAGGCACAACAGGCACACACAAAAACGCGAACTAACTTGGAATGGCAGCCACGAAGTTAGTTGAAGATTCAACTACCTCATGAGGGGGCTGGGGCGCATACAGGGCTATCTAGGCTCAAAACCCCTATGAACACGCCTGTACAACTCAGTCGGTCATCTATGGCATAATTGGGTCTGCACACGCGACCAACGCGATTCGGAAAAGTAGCACCTGTCGAGTGATTCCGAATCTCTAGTAGTCAGAGTGAAAAAGGCAAAGCGCAATTACAAACTGCGGTGTATCTGTTTATAGAACTTCGGTTCGCGGTTGATAACCAAAACAGAGTGACGAAAGAGTTTAGGTGCGTAAATTAAATAGTGACTAAGAAGCACGCGATAACTAATTGTGTTTCAGTTAATTAACATAACGATTACCAATAGTGAATCTACCTATTGCTAACGGATTAACTGGAAACAATTACATTACGAAAGTTAGGAATAAAAACTTTCTTGCGAAGACTTGTTATACGCCATGACTAACTTGTTTATTCAACGCACCGAATAAATAAATTACGAGCGATTAAATGTAACAACGAGCGATTAAGTAATAAACGATAACGACGAACGATTAGGAAACTAATTGTGTATAGCGTGTGGCTTAGAAGAGTTATGGAAAGTTGTATAACTCAGATTGTCAGTTGTTCATGGATTGCCAACTTTGTTGGTGCAGACAGTAACCAATCTGTTCGACAGAACAATGAAGACAACTGAACAATCTAGTTATACATACTTAGTAATTCCGCTATGTGCTTTCTGCGATTGTTAGTGACAACCACTCAGCGAAGTGACTCACTAACAATCGTGGTGAATACATAGGAAGGTAATAAACAAATGCAAATCACATACACAGTCGGTGACTTATTCACCTCTACTAAATCACGAGTGACTGGAACTATCCAAGAGATTGTTCCCATTAGCGATTCCCTAGTAAAAGTCAGATTAGATGTTGAAGGCGTTACTCGCTGGACTACATGGACACCTGATGTTGAACCTACTGAATAAACCAATACAAGAAAAAGGAGAAATAAATGGGCGAAAGAATGTACGACTTCAACGATAGAGAGATAAGTGTTCTCGACCTAGCGTTGAGTTCAGTAATCGAAGCAACAAAACACGCACTTCTCGAAGGTATGACACCACCTGACGGACTACTGGAAACGCTGATAACAACTAATGAAAAACTACAACAGGTAATCCAATGGCGTTGTGACGATTTCAATGAGTTCCAAGAGATAACACAAACTCTCTTTGATGTTGAATCAACGGCAAAACAGATAGAAAAAGACCCTGAAGTATCTACACCTGATTACAACTAAATAAACCAAATACCAATCACCTAGAGAAAGAAAACAAATGACAACAAATTACGGCGTACTACTCGTTTCACAACCTGCTGATGTAAATGTAACTCGACAGGTATTTATCGCAAACATAAACGGACAGACTGTTGTTCGTTCTCGATTCACAAATGGTAAGCAAGGAAAGCAGAACGCTTGGATAACTGAACCATTCAGTTATGAAAGTGGTGAGCCACTTATCGGTGACCCAGTTGCAATTCCTGTATCACAGAATGATGTTGAAGACTTCAGAGAAAACGGATTCCCACGAGTTCTGATTCAGAAACTAATTCGTAAGCACTCACTTGGTAATCAAGACATCACAGAAGAGGCGATAGCAGTTGCCGATTCAGTCTTCAGCGCAGTAGATAACGACCCTGCTTCGCTTGCTCAGTATTACACCGACAATCGCGGTCAGCGTTCAGTAAAGGATTCAATCGTGGCAAACAATTCAGTTATTCGTATCAAGCCAGTCGCTTCTAACGAGTTAGTTAGTGAGCGTTCGTTGTATCTACCTAGTGTCGGTGAGTTCTCGCACTACATCTCACGAAAGTTTGCTGGTGATGTTGATGAACTCGCTATGTACCAATTCGCATTGAAGAACAAGATGAATGTTCTTCTTTATGGAGACGCTGGAACTGGAAAGACAACATCTTCAATGTGGGTATCTTCATTGTTAGGTCTTCCTTACTTTGCGATTCCTTCCAACTCTGCACTTGATTACACACAAATTGTTGGTGGCTATGTACCAAACGCCAATGGTTCTTTGTCATGGAGTGACGGCGCAGTAACTCGCTTAGTTCGTAATGGTGGAGTTCTTCTTATCGGTGAAGTAAATACACTTGCTAAGAATGTTCAACAATTCCTAATGCCACTACTTGATTACCGCCGTTCAATTACTGTCATGGAGAATGGCAACGAAGTTATCAAGGCGCACGACAACTTGTTAATTATCGCTGACATGAATCCAAATTATCGTGGCACTCAACTACTTAATGAAGCATGGAAAGACCGCTTCGAGATTAAGTTGAACTTCGATTATGACCGCAAGATTGAAGAGAAGATTCTCAAATCAGAATCACTCTTGGAACTTGCTTACGGCATGAGGTCGCGTTCTCGTGGTGCGAGTAACTACTCAAACACAGATAGCACCGCAATCTTCGATACTCCTGTTTCAACTCGTATCCTCAAAACATTTGAGAAGTTAGCAACAGAGTTGTCATTCGACTTTGCTTGTGAGGTCTTCATAAATAACTTTGATGAAAACGAACGACCAGCAGTAAAGATGTTGTTGGAATCAAATGCTTACAATCTCAAAGAAGATTTAGGTATTACTGATTCATCTTCTGTCACACGCGACAGAATCATTGAAGAACACTTAACTCGTCTTGATTCCTAGAAGGGAATGTCATGTCACAACCAAAACTAACTGAGTTCGTTAATAGAGCGACTCAGATTCAACAGGAAGAAGAGCAGAACCGCGCTCGTGTCGAGCGACTAACTCGTTACTTCTCTCGTGTTAATTCAGCACTTACATTTCGTGAAATAAAAGTAACTGTTGAATCATCAGAACTAAATGCACCTGCTTGGTCAGGTGCTAGTGACATCACACTTAATTCACGACTTATCAACGACTTTAACAAAGGCGTTAATGTTGCGAATCTTCGTGGTCTTAACTTTCACGAGTTATCACACATTCTCTATACACCGCGTACAGGTTCAGAGATTGTCACATGGGTCAATGAACAGGGTTATCGCCAAGCGTTTAATGCACTAGAAGACCAGCGCATTGAAACTCTATTTACTTCACGATTCCCTTCAACTGTTGATTGGTTCGTAGTAACTGTTCTGACTTACTTTGTTAATGATGAACAACAATTCGCAAACTCTTATCCGTTGCTTCGTGGTCGTAAGTATCTGCCACTAGAAGTGCGTACTAAGTCGCGTGAGTTGTTTATACACAAAGATAAGTTAGATGAACTGTGTTCAATCATTGACGAATACAGAACACTTATTTACCCACTTGATACAGAGCGTGGCAAAGTTCTTGTTGAACAATTCCACAAACTCATTGACTCACTACCTCAGCATGACAACGGAAGCGAAAGTGGAAGTGGCGAAAGTGGTGAAGGCAGTAATGAAGTTGTTGATTACAACGACATGGCTGAGTGGGAGAAAGAGATACTAAAGAACGCCACACCTGCTGACGGCACTATAAAGAACACTAAGACAGTTCTTAATTGCCCATTTGGTCACGAAGAGCGACCAACTGAAGGTATCGAACCAACAGTTGCTTCACGACCACA